TTATCAGGATGACGGGCATCGTATATCTCTTTTAAGGCTGCAATTACAGCCACCACTAGGATAGAGTAAGCGCTAATGAACGGTGTTAACACAGCCGCAATGATGAAACCTGATAGGAAATGTTGCTGTTTATCAGCAGGGATACTACAAGGTATGTAGAGCTTACCTAGCCAGTAGTTCATAAAGGTGAGTAGCTTTTCCATTAAACTCCTAGTCATTTGTAATCCTTACTTAGTAAAGTCGTTGTGCTGTAACAAAAGCTGGGCCTCTTGAACCGCCCCAAGATACGACTACAGTTGTTCCACTTATTGCAATATTGCCGTTATTATTGCCTGGTGCATCAGAGGCAAGAACTGTTCTTAATGTTGGAGTTTGCCCAATAACAGCTACTGAATATAAATATAATGCACTGTATGTTGCATCTACAGTTGCTCCGCCCGCCCCCATTTGAGCAGATATTAACCAACTACCTTGACCAGCATTTAATACAGTAGATAAGTCAATAGATATAGTTGTAGTTCCTGAACCTGTAGCACAAACTTTATATGTAGCTAACCCTGATAACCCTGCACCTGCTGGAGCAGATGAAAATGTCTGAACACCAGTAAATGTCTGAGCTGCATCTGTTCTAGCAATCGTAGCAGACGTAGTAGGGAACGTCATTGTCGTGCTGTCAGTACCACTTAACGCAATAGAGTTATTAACTGTATGTGTTTTACCATCCGCAATAGCTAATGTGCTTGATGTGGCAGGTGCAGTAATCGCCATCTTGTTAATGCTAGTAGCCACCACCGTACTAGGAGTAGTCGCACCTAATGTGCCGTTTAAAGCCCCTGTGGCTGCTCCAGCTAGACCTGTGTCGCCTGAAATGGTTACTGACATATTATGCTCCTACTTTCGCTACCTGTTCTTGATAAGCTGTTACTACATCTTTCGTCCAAGCTACGTTAGCAATCGCCACTACGTTTTCTGGTACGTCTGTTAAGTCACTCGCTGGGGCTAGGCTAGAACGGTGATAGGTTTGTGCTATCTGCTCACCATCTTTTAAAATACGAGTAGCTTCACGGTATAAAATTATACCGTTCTCTGTTACTGTGATTTGGTCAATTACTTTTTCTTCTGTTAATGCCATTTGTGTTTCTCCTTGTTGTGTCCGACTACACTAATATGGTGTAGTTAATTAAATTTGATATGTGCATACCCAATTAAGTCCCCCAGCAGAATACATAGCAGACGCATTTGACCAGTATGTTGTTGTGTTTGTAACAATTCTTGGAAATAAAGTTGCGCCAGTATATACGCCAAACCACAAATTTTGTCTGGGATAATTTGGGCCAATGTTAGATGTGTTCTCCCCAAAACCATTAACAGGATACGAAGTGTTTGGAGAAAAAGGCAACGAAATAATAATAATAGTGCCACTACCAACTGCTGAGTAGTCTGCCGAACCCCTAACCGTTACCACATTGCCAATTTTTGTATATGAACCAGCAGAAGCTGTTAAAGTAAAATTACTTCCTGATTGTGTTGCAACTGTTACCGTGTATGTACCTTCCTCATAATCATCTAGCGTATTAGCATTTGTACTGGCTGATTGTGTGGCAGGGAATGTTATACCTGCGCCTGAAGCTGATGGTGTAGCTGCGCCAACACCTATGGTTGTCGTAAAGCTAGGTGTGGTAGCCCCGACTAATGTTGTGGTAGCACTTGGTAACGTGATGGTTGCCGTGACTGCGTCTGTGGCTTGTACTGTCGTACTTCCGCTTGTTGCACCTGCGATGACTAATGGCATAATGTTATTCCTTTTCTACTAATGCTTCTTTTAACAGCTTGATGAAGGCATCTTTAGCCACGTTCAGTTGCTGTAGTTGAAAGTTGGTACTGCCTATCTTCTGCTCTAGGTCTAGACAATGGTTGAACAACGCACCTTGTTGCTCGTTAAAGCTGTTAGCGTCACACTCAACACCGTCTATCGTTACTATCTTTGGGTCTGCCATTATTTTGTTCCTTGTAGTGCTTCTAATCTTGAGGTTAGATTAGTGATTAGTGCTTGTTGTTCTTGGATTGCATTGCGGTCATTTACTACTCCGTCACCAACAGCACCAAAATCTTTAACGCTTACAAAATCAGATAATTTTTCATTAATTGGTCTATTAACGGCGCCTGTTGGTGTAAAACCACCATCTTTTAAATCAAATTTTGGTATTAATGTAGTCATTGTTAAATCCTTTTATTAACCGGTATGTAGCCCTGAATAAGTCCAAGTGCCATTAATTGCTAAAGATCCGTGAGTGTTAGTTATAGTAACTGTTTGATTTGAGCTACCATCTACGCCAGTTGATACAGAAAAAGGTGCCGCACCGGTAGACCCATTAGTTGAAGCAACGCTAGTAATAGCTACGTTACTACCATACCTATTAGACGCAAAATACAATGTCCTAGTGTTAAAATTACCGTTATCTGTACGTTGTATATATATATTAAGTTGCCCGCTTGTAATAGGAGCTAATGTAATAACATACGTGCCGCCAGCAGCAATAGACCCTGTATTTGCCGCAACTATTTTAGATAAAGAGTTAACGGCTACACTTGTTGAGGCTGCAACGGTAGACCCGCTAATAGCCCCTGTAGAAACAGACCCACTGGCTACGCTACCAGTTACACTTAAGTTAGTAGCGCCTGGGTCTGTAGTATTACCTATTGATACACCGCCAGATGAGTGGATGCGCATAGCCTCAACACCACCCTCAGCAAAAGCTATGGTGTCAGCCGCAGGAAAGAATATACCTGTGTTAGTGTCACCAGTCGTTGTTATGGCTGGAGCAGCAGCGGAGCCTGCTGGGAATGTGGTAGCGCCACTCGCACTCAATGCCCCCGTAATAGCAGCACCCGATGACGTAATAGCAACAATGGTTGTGCCACCGCTTTGTAGGTTTAAGTTGCCCGATGTGTCTGCTGTCTGGACTATCCCAGCAGTTAATGATGCGTTAATTGAGCTTGCCATATATTTATTCCTTGTTTTGCTATATCTGCTAATTCTTTTGTTGCAAAATAACCTAAATGGATTCTAACGCCATTAACAGTCACCCGTGATCTATATAATTTAGCACCAGTACAATTGTCAAAGTGCCAGCGTTTCATGGATGTTTCACCACCCGTTGTGTTGCAATGAGGACAAGTAACAATATTATAAACATACCCTGTCATTTTAATTCGTTTTAATTCTTTTGTATAATCAGTGTGCTTCTTACCTAAATTAGCAAGCCTTGCTGCTTCTATTACATTAGGCAATGCAGGTATGCCCCTATTCCATGGTGTGCTACCTGCTTTAAACCACGTAGGTTTAGTTTTATTTTTTACTTCTTCGGATACTTTTTTACCTTTATTTGCTGAAGGTCTTCCTAAATTTATTTTCCTAAGTGCTTCAATACGCTCAGCACTTAATTTAATACCTTTATTTGCTGAAGGTTTCCCTAAATGCGCTTGTCTATTTTTCTTGTTAGCTTCTTCTGAATGTGTTTTGCCCCGCATTGGAGATGGTATACCTGTTGTATCAAACCCTGTTGTTTTTTGTTTAGCTTTATTCCAAAATTGCGGGTTTAATGCTACCTCAAAATGCTCGTGTAATTTCATCTCATGCTCAACGGCTAATTTTCTATCGCCCCAAATAGCAAGAATTTCTTTAGTTAAATTAACAGTACCATTTTCTTTTTGCCAAGCAGTAAATTCTCGGCAAGATCCAAAATAGTTATCCTGCGTAGGATGTTTTTTACACGATCTAACTCCAATGTAATATACCCTATTATCCGTAGGATTATTAACAGTTATTCTATACGTGTAATGATAAATCACAAAATCGCCCAGCTATAACCACTTGGAATAGTAACCACCACGGATGCATTTATCGTGATCGGTCCCTTGCTCATAGCAGACTTGCCTGTGGATAGTGTGTAGCTTGTGGTAACAATCAGTTGGTTCTCTTGGAACACTTGGTCGTTGCCGCCGCCCGTAGCGCCACCGCCAACGG